GGCCAATCATATTCCGCCTCGTACGGAATAGAGGGTTTACCAGGCATCGGTAGGCTGGCGATGTGAGTTACGATGCGACCCAAAACGGGAATGCCCCAGCAGAAATTGGCAAGGGCGCGACATTTTTCCTGCATGCGCATGCGGACGTCGACGTCAGTTAAATCTTGGCAACTAAAGATCAAACGGGCCAACACGCGACCGGGTGCCGGTAACAAGGCGTGAGTGGGGCCAGCGTCGGCGTATCCAATGTGTCCGTCGTGCAACTCTTCCATCAGTACGGCGGGCCAAAACAGTGCAGAATTAAACGTCAGTTGGGCGGGATCCTTACGGTCGATAAAATTGTATCGATACCCAACAGATGCCACCAATGAGGTAAGCAACGGCACGTTCAATTTGTCCAAAATGTCAGGGCGAATAGCAATCACATTGTCGTCACCGTTGACCATAACGGCGAAGAAAGGGCGATCCGAATCCAAATTGTCGCGAATGGCGCTCGATAAATCGGCCAAGGTGCAGCCGAGCATCAAGAACAAGGATGCGAAGAGGGCGGAGGAATTGGCCAAATCATTGCTAAACTTGGTGTCCTGCGCACCGGAGTCCGTTTGTCCGACGACTTTCATCTTGGTGCCGTCGCCAAAGACGATCTTCTTTTCGCTGACCCGTTTGGTCAGGATGGCCTTGATGTGCGCGGGCAACCCAAGAAGTTCGTAGACTCGAAGGCGCGTCATTCCGATGTACCACTTCTGCGTCGCATCAAATGCAGTGGCATCACCCTCCATGAACCTGTAACCCAACAAGTAAAACCGGTGCATCCACGCGCCAGCCTCCGCCTGACCCATGCGGCTATAATAGCACAGGTTCTTGGATGGGCCGTAGACGCTGGACACACGGTCTGCAAGCGTTGCCAAATATCGTGCCACGGCGACGACGTACGACGGGTGGCTGGACCAAATAACACGGGGTTTCTGAAGCTCCTCGGCCTTAAAATAAGGCTCAGCTTTGAGAAAACAACTCAACGTGTAGTTTATGACACCATCACTAAGGTATTGGGCA